TTCTCTTTAATTTCATCAACTAATTCAATAGAAAGATTATATGATGGTTGAAAAAATGGTAAAATTTGTTCTACGATTTGAAGTGCATCATCATTTAATTTAGTATAAACACTTAACTCAAATTGCATGTTATACGGAACCGGCATATATGTTTTACGTGTCTCAGTTCCATCATCTTTATCTTTTGCTATAAATGTTTGAGTGGTGGTTACTTTTCTACTTGGATCATAGGTAAGTCCAGTAAACTCAAAAGACATTCTTGGCAATGTAATTGCCATGGGTTTATTCAAGTCTGGTGACTGTTCAATCCTAGCTAAAAACTTTTGAGTAGGACCATATGCCAAAGGAATTCTCACAACGGAACCTTCCTGCTGGACCTCCATAGAATTGAAGAGAGTTCCAAAACCAATGATGGTTTTTCTCAGGATCTCGTTGTAGAAATATTCAAACATGATTAAACTTTAAACTATTACATGCAGTAAAACTATTTAGGGTATTCCAAATGGATTCTGCTCACTGAAGTCTAATATAGCATCAGCGGCAGTTTCAATATCAAAGTTATCTGCATATGGATCGTTATTAATAGTTTTGTCTATGGTTCTCAAAACTCTAATAGCACCAGAAGTTGATCCAGTTAAAGTTTCTCCTGCAGAGAAACTTCCAGAAACTCCTGCAACTTCAAGAACATTTGTATCAGCATCCCAGGATCTAACTCTTGCAGTCGTGTTGCTAGTAGATCCAGTTATAATTTCATTAAATGCAAAGTTTCCTGTATTTGATCCTGAAGGAGGGGCAGCTATAGAAATTGTAGGAGCAACAGAATATCCAATACCAGTATTAGTTAAATGAATATTTGTTATTGTTCCTCCAGCACTTACTATAGGAACTGCGGATGCACTAGCAGTAGTTACTCCTGCTTTAAATATTTCATTTGTAAATGTAATAACTGGATTGTCGATATATCCTCCACCAGCATTTGTGACTGTAACTACGCCAACGATGTCATCTCCGAGAACTGTTGTTGCAGCTGCACCACTACCTGTTCCATCAGTAGTTCTAAAAGTTACTGAAGGTGCAACAGTATATCCAGATCCAGGATTAACAACATTAACTGCCTGTACAGATTGTAGTCTTTTATTTGCATTAAGATTGCAAACATTAATGCCACCAATCATTGTTGCAACACCTACAGCAGTTACACCACCAGAAGGAGCTGCAGAAACCTCAACAGTAGGAATCATTCCATATCCACCACCTCTATTGGTTACTGTAAATGACCTTACACCGCCATTGACTAGTCCTGTGGTAGCAGTTGCCTGAACTGCAGTTCCAACCACTGTAAGAGTTTGAGTAATTCCCTGAATTGTACTAATACCATCATCAGTCAATCCATCAGTTTCATCACCTAGCAACTCATTATCAATATCTTCAATTCCTGTTGCAATGACTTCATCTTGATACTGGAAGAGTTCGCAATATAATTCATAAACATAGAGGTTCTGTAACTGATAATATGGTTTTGCATACTCAATATCCTTAATTTCATAAAGACGATCATCAAGTGGGAACCAGATTAAGTCTCCACCTTTTGGTCTGGTTGATAATTTAATATTTGATTGTCCTTGAATTAGGGGAGTGATATAGTTTTCGTATCTTTCTCTCGATATAATTAATCTTACTTCGTCTTTTGATTCAATACCAAACTTTGATAATACATCCCCTGCTCCAGAATATGCATCATAATTATCAACATATGCTTCAATAGGCAAAGCATTGTCAAATTTAGACTGAACAACTTCTCTAATGACAGTTTTCTCTGTCATATATTTTCTTGGAATGTAGAATATATCTACACCATACATCCTCAACTGTTCGTTGATTAAATCCTGAACAAGATTTTGCTCAGAAGAAGTGCCTTGAGTGAAGAAAGGATTTAAAACCATCAGCCTATCATATCAAGTGGTGGCAGTTCGTAGGTACTCGACATTACCTCTCTAATCTTATCTAGTTCCTTTTCTGCATCGTCATATATTTGTCTACCATTCAGTTCGATACCACCTGGAAGTTTGACTCCCTGGAACTTAATTAGATTTTGTCCCCATTGTCTTTTAATTAATGCTGTCAAATAACGTTTTAGGAAACCATCGTTATAAACTCTTGGGAAATCATTGGGATTAAGTAATCTATAACAATCAATAACCAGGAAATCATCCACACTAACGCTTGCCCAATCAATATCTAAGTAAAGTCTATCTTGTCTTATATTAAATCTAATTTGTTTCTGTGTTGTTAATGCAAAGTCGATATCCTCAAGATATCTCTTAGTCATTGCATAGGTTAAAATTTCTGTTGATCCAAAGTAGTAAATATCATTTAAAAATAACTGATACTTAATACTGAACATATTATTGGTGGTTGTGTTAGAACCATCAAAGTGATATATCTTTGTTACACCTAAAACTTCTGGAGGAATTTGCAAGTAGTTGCTATTCTCTTCAAACGAAAAGGACACAGATTGACCGTCAATCGTAGAACTTGCAGTTGTAGTTACAATACCAATGGGGTTACTTCCACCTCTACCTCTTCCCCTATCAATATCTGCCTGAGTTACCTTATACTTCAGGAACGTGTTGGTTGTCCCGTCATAGTCGCGTTCCTGGAACACCTGGAGCGCATCATCCACCAAGTCATCAATCTGCTCGTCAGCAACGTTAATCTCCAATACAGGAGCACCTAGTTGCCTCTTACAGTACGCAATTAATTCCGATCTACTTGCTGGTTGAGCCATTTATTCACCAGTTTCCTATGTGTATTTATGGTGCTGCCGATACTGCAGGAACTACCATTACATTACCATTTGCGATGGTATATAAAGTTGAACCACTACTAACTATTACGTCATACATATATCTTCCCTGTTCAAGACTCCTGGTTGAAGTAGAACCTAAAGAAATTTTTAGTTTACCTTCTACAGCACTAGTAATCCCAACAGTAAACGATGTTGTAATTCCAAGAGTTGCTCCAATAGCAACACTTTTGGATATTGCGGCAGATCCAGAATAATCAGTTAGATCAAACGCAGTATTGGCATTGTTGGTTACATTAAATGTAGTCTCAAAATCCGATCCTCCATAAATCGTCAAATTGACTCCAAAGGGAACTCCAGAAGATGGATCGAAAGTGATATTTTTAGATGCCATTTGTAATACCTATTACCGACATGGTTTCTTGTTGTTTATAATACAATTTTGTAAAAGACTTTGCAATATTTTTTAGAATTTCAATATCATTACAACTATCTATCTCAGATGCAATCTTCTGATATGCAAAAGACTTCTCTAAACTTTTTATTTCAATATCATTTGGATCCATTGATTAACTCCTTTAGTAACGACTTAATATCATTGATATCATCTTTAATTGTAGCAACTTCATCTTCAATAGTTTGTATTTTCTGATTCTTCTCATTCTTAGCCTTTCGACTAGCAATATAAGTATCATATGATACTCTATTTACATTCACTATAGTGTTTGTCTCAGGATCTCTTGCGAGATCCTTATGACCTTTTTCTGTGTATACATCCATATTATGCGAGAGCGATTACTCTAAGATTTTTCAATTGAGGAACTAATTCTTGACTTGTTGATGTTAGCACAAGTTTAATTCTATAAGATCTAAAGTTCGGAAGATCATCAATAGTGAATGTACGTTCAATGAAATCAGTATCATATGGACTATATCCTTTTTTGATTGAATTTTCTACAAAAGTATCAGGTCTTCCATCATTATTTGCCTCATTGATAATTTCACCATTAATATCTAAATTCAAATGTCCAGGGAATGGTTCAAAGATTGGTTCAAAACCAGGATCTGAATTAATTGCATAGAATGCTCTAATATCAGCATCTGTAGGAATATGTGCATCTACAAGAATTTTGATTGAAGATGCTGGATTTGCGAGAGTTACTTCCTTAGATACGTATTGACATGCACTAGGATCATTAAAGAGTGTGTTCACTCTAGAATCAGTGGCATAGTCAACAACTTCAGAATTAACTCTGTTTGATACTGCATAGACACTACATCTTTGAAGTTCAATTTGAGGAGTTAATTTAGTATTAGTTGTTCCAAGGAAAAGTCTCATTTGCATAGACTTATTACCCTCAATAGAATTTAACTTGCGATCTTCATTTACTTTAGAGAAGACTGCTCTTGGAGAATCAAAATAATTATTTGCATTAAGAACAACATCTTCAAATCCTACATTTACGTAAGGAATTTCATTACCACTAATACTCTGAGTAGTGACGGTTCTTATCTGACCAGATAAAGAAGTTCCTTCAACAGCAATATTGTGTATAGATGGTTTAATAATTTCAAAAGGAATATTTTTAGTGGCCTTGACATTATCTCCACCAGTTGATTTTGATCTGTTAAGGAATAGTTTGGGTAATCCTACTCCAGTAGATCTGTCAATATTATCTGTGCTTCCAATAGTTCCAAATTTTTCAGACATATCAAGTTTGATATGATAAGAATCTAATGTTATTGGATTTGCAATGGTTACATCACTCAAATCGTGAGTTTTGTTAATTCTAGCAAGACTTACTCCTGCAAGTTCATACTTATAGACTGGTGTATCTATAGGATATGATTTTGGAGTTGTTCCTCTAGAAATACTTCCACCAATCGTTGATGCTGTTGTAGAGGTGTATTCAATAATTTCTTCACCAATCAAAAGTAATCCAGTATTAGTCAAACCAACACTAGCACCTTCAAAAGTAGAGAATACACTTCCTGTTCCAGCAGATACTTGAAGTGGATCAGTAGATGACTTGTCATAAGCTGCTGTCAATTTAGTTGGTTTAACATCTGGAAGAACTTTGAATATTCTTACAAAGTTGTCATCAAAATTCATTCCATGATTAACATGATTTACCTTAATATGAAGTCCATCAGAAACATTTACTATTCCATTTGATGAAATAGTAACATCTCCACCAGCATCACTGTTAAGTTCCCTCTCCGTATCTGTGCTATCAAAGAATCTAATGGTTCCAGCAGCTCCAGTAATAAATTCTCCCTGAACATTACCAATTATTAACTGAGATGTGTGTCCAATACCAGTTAATGTAAATCTCGCATTTCGTCCAATACTTAATCCAGCAGGATCTGATGAAGATGGAAGTGGTGCATTTGCACTAATACTAACTACATCACCAACTTGATAACCATTACCACCAGCATTACTAATAGTTGCTGCAATAGCAACTCCATCTCTTACCGTAACGTTTGCAGTAGCTTCTGATCCATTTCCAGAAATTGAAATTAGATTTACTCCAGAATAAGTAATCTGCCCATCTGCTGGTGTATATCCAACACCTGGATTAGTAATTGTTAACGTTCCCGTAGCACTAGCACCAACTCCGATCAGATCTCCTTGTGCAATTCTGTTTGAAGCAGTTCCTTGGAAGAAAGTATTACCAAGAGAATATCTAGCATCAGAAAGTGTCGTTCCTAATCCAACACGAATTTCATTTGAAATAACATTTAATGGATTTTCCATTAATGTGGCAATTTGTCTGTTACCCTCAGAAAGTTCTGGGCTATAAAGATCTACGGATCCTGATTCAACAAAGTCCGCTCTATACATGATAAACTTAAGATCTTCCCACTGACTTGCTTCCCAAGTAGATGCGTTCTGTGATTTAAATAGAGATCCAAGAGTTGGTTGGTTGGAAATATAGGAATCTGTTAGGATATCATTTTCACCAACTCTAGAAATATAAACACTATACTTAGTTGAGTTTGAAATCAAACAGATGGCATATTCTTTACCACCCTCAAGATAAACTGGAGCAGCAAACTCAAAAGTAGTTGCCACACTTCCATCAGTTGAAGTATTAACATCTCCTGGGAAAAGAACTACTTCAGATAGATCAAAATACTTGGCAGTTGGGAAACCATTTTCCATTGTTCTAATCTGCATTCTGACTGGAGTATTTCCGTCATCTTTTGTGCGGAAGAAAACATCACACTTTGTTATGAATATACCTTCAGGATCTTCTTCTTGATCAACCAAGAAAGATTGTGCAAGAGGATCATACCAACCAACAATAGATTCGCTTGTAGTTGCCTGTCCAATGTTTCTAGTAGCAGTAACCTCGGTGTTAACAGTTCTATTAACAAGTTGATCTTCAAAGAGTTTCTTTTGTTCAATTTTTGCATTCCTAATAGAAAGAATTTGATCTTGAACTGTCTCTAGGATACCAGAAGTTGGATATGCTTCTTCACCAACAGTGGTAGCAGCATCTTGATCATTATCTGGATCATTTGTTAATGTAAATACGTTGGTTCCAGTTTGGAAATTAGGATTATCTCCATTACTTGCATCAGGAATAAAGAAACTTCCTAATAAAGCTGAAGATCTATCAGTAATAAGTCTGACATTTGTTACTTCTGCTTCTGCTCCACTTGTTTGTCCGGTCAGTTTCATTCCTGTCTGGATATAACCAAAGAAATCTCCTTGTGGTTGATCTGCAAGAGAATACGTATCTACATTTAAAGTGGTTGAAGTAGAAGAATAAACTTCAGGAATAATTCCACCATTAACATAGGGATTATCTGGATAAACCTCTGTTGGTGAATTATAATCACCTCTTCTATGATTGGATTGAGCGACTCTAAAATTAATAGTGGGATTAGTGTCTTTACCTTCTTCACCAAGACCTGTACTGATGACTCTTCCTTGAACTGTCTCACCAACCTGGAATACCCCAGAACTCATTGTGATTTCAATTAGTTTAGGAACACAATACTTTGTAACCTCCTTACCATCAAAGAAAGCATAAATTTGAGTACTTGGTTTTAAGTTTGCCGCATAAAATTCAACATTTCTAGATCTTACCGAAGAAATAATTTCAGTGCTGAGGACTTTATCACCAACAGAAACTTCATCAAAAGTTTCAACAACATGATATTGAGTACCAGTTCTTTCCTGAATTCCACTTTCAATTGTATCAGTTACATCCTGCTCAATTGGTTGAGTGGTGGTCTGTCTAACCCATTGAGCAACTCCACTACCACCATTGATCCATCCACCTCGTCCAAATGTATTACTGCTACTAGTACTGGATTGTCTAGTATCAGTTTTAGTTGTAAATGTACCAGACCAATTTGTCTCCCAAGAATTCCATATTTCAGAGGCAAATCCAGTTTCAGGATCAACACCATATTTTTCCTCAGCCTCAGACATGATCTGAGAATAATTGCCAATGGTATCAATTGTTCTTGCTTCTAATCTAGTTTGATCGACCCAGTTATCAGAAGCGGGTGTCAAAACAATTGTTCCTTGCCAGAAACTAATTAAGAAAGGAGTTACACTTTCAGTTCTGGTTGCAAGAGTTTGTGACAACCATTCAATCTCAGAAAAATCAAGACTGATAATGTCATTTTGTTTTCTAACATTAGATCCATCTATAGCAGAGGTTCTTTTATCCGCAGTAGGATCAACATCAACAACAGGACCTGTCTGCAAAGCAAATGAATTTGTGCTATGCTTTGGTCTAAGAATATTATTTGATTGATCAATACTATTATTTCTACCAACTCTCAAATCTTGAGTAGAGAATGATGTAAAGTTATCTACAAAGAATCCAGATTTAAATCTATTGAGACCGTTTGCATCAGGTACAAATTGATTAGCGGTATTTGTTTCAAGTATAGAGAGAGTTGTATAATATTCTAAATTTTTAATTCTCTCTTCAAGTTTTTTGATATCCTTCATCTGATATCTCTTGTACTTCAAGAATTTAACAGATGCTTGTTGTACGTTATGAAGATATGGAGGATATTCTATCGTAGCAAGTTCAATTGCATTAGCAGGAGACTCTGGTTGTGCTCTCTTTGGATCATCTGCAGGTGTTCCAAACTTCATCTGCAGTTTCCCATCTCTATGCAAATAAAGTCTATCAATTCTTCCTTGATAATATGCATAATCTAAGAAAATAGTTTCATTAGATGCAAGAATACTCGGAACAGAATTTCCTGTTGCATTAAAGGATCTTCCAAGGAATTCTAAAGGAGATCTAGTTGTTTCGGCAACTGAATAGTCATTAACTCTTGGTCTTAAATCAATAATGTCCGTATTCATTATTCGGTTTATTGATTTAACCTCTGTGGAATAATCAAAATCATTATATGATTCAACTGTAACAATATCTCCATCATCAGAAGAATCAAATGATGCCGCTTTATAATATACTTTAATTTTATTTTTTGGGGAATCTGAATCAGTTTTTCTAGTTATAAAACCATGATTGTAGATTGTTCCTCTTTGTCCAGATCCAAAGGTGTAATTTGATGAAATATTAAAGGAAGTTGTGTTTAAATTACTTACTCCTCCAGAGATAGAGGATTCTTGGAATACAACTGTTTCTCCCTCTACAAACTTAAAATTATTCTTAGGAAGATATCTAAGAGTAGATGTATCTTTTACTTCTGAGAATACAGCAACTGCTCCACTTGTTTGTCCGACAATTAATTCACCAATAGTCATATCTCCAGTTGAGGCCGTAGGTCCATTCAACTGAGTCAAAGTCATTTCTGGAGATCCAAAATTAGCATCACTCAGACTAGAATCAGCAGTTTCATATATTGCATGAATTTCAATAATGTCTGGGGTGTTTAGTGATATGATGTTATCTTGAATTCTGGTTCCAAATGGATAATTTCCATAAGTTAATCCATCATTTAAAGTGGTTGAACCAATTCCAGAAGCAGGATTAATTGACTTATCAACAACTAAAGATTTAACTCTATCTTTAATTTTTTTCTTTGACTTTACATTACTCTTTTTAACAGTAGTAATAAGTTGAGCTCCAGTGTCATCCGCACGTAAACCTCTAATTTGAAGTTCTCTAAGATCTGCAGAGAATGAGAAATTATTTTGAGTTAATGGTTCAGTTGTGCCATCAGATCTGATAAGAGAATATCTTTTATCAGAATATGAAAGATAAGTTTCTCCTTCTGGAAGTGTAATCGACAATAAACTGGTAGAACTTAGTCGGTTATTTACAATATCTACAGTAAATGGTTTTCTAATTGTTAATTCAGCATCTGTCAGATCAACAGAAGCAATATGTTCATTTGGTAATTCTGTATAGAAAGTTGTATCTGAAGAAGAATCTAATTGAGTGCTAACAACTTTAAGATCTGATGCTGTAAAGTTTGATGATGTTGGTAATGTACCATCAGCTACACCAATGACTGTGGTTACTCCAACAACAGTCACTTCTGATGTTGTAACTCCCACAACTCTTGCTAAAATTGGATCTTGGGATATAGAAAGGTCTGAATATTGAAGTAAATTATTTACTTTTACTTTGCCAGGGAATAAAACATTTGAACTACTAATTGTACTAAAACCGAGGACATTATCAAAAGGAGTAACGGAAGCAACTCCTACAGTTAGTGTTGGAGTTTGTATAACGTTAGCACTAAAAGTATTAATTCCAGCTACATTTAGCTGATTGTCTGGATCACCTGCAATTCCAGTATTTGAAAATACAGATTTTACATCTGAAATTCCATAAGAGGTTATATCAGTTGCAACTCTATTTTTTGTAACTTCTTGAGTTGAAATTCCACTTCTAAAAACAAGAACTTCATCTTTTATAAACTTACCTTTTTGATCATATACTGTCAAAGCAGTTCCAACAACTGGACTTCTTAAAAATCCTGTTGCACCACTACTATTTCCTTCAACATATGCAGGAACTGTTAAATCAATAGAATTATTGACTGTAATTTCTGTAAAAGGTTGTATGTCATACATTGACATACCCCACTCATTTTCTTGTGGGAAAGATGAATTGTATGAACCAGATTCGAGTCTAAAATCGAATACTCTAGCAAGTCCAATTTCTTTTCCTGGAGCAGTTTCGGAATTTACTCCAACTCTTTGATCTCTTAAACTGAGAATGAATGTATTGCCTACACCAATAGTTGGTGATCTATAAACACTATTTAATTTAAGAGTTGGTCCAGTACTATAAGGGAAGAACTGGTTTTCAATAGTCCTTGTCGTTCTTGGTTTTGGTACATCTATGAAAGCAGGACTTATTGTTTCAACTTCATATCCTTTGACGTATGCTTTACCTGGAGATACTCTACAGACAGCTAAATCTGGAGTAGGAGTAGATCCTGCAGCGGTGAATTGACCCTCTTCATACAATCCTTGATTTCCACGATTGTTATTAAGAGAATTTAAAATAGAAACATTAAATGGTTTAACAATATAGTGCCCACTCTCATCATATGTTCTTCTTGCTAAGATATCTGTAAGGTCTTCATAAAAGACTGCTCCACCTGCTCTAGTGCTACCTCTTCTAGTGGGTGTTTGAAGAACTCCATCAATTACAGTTGCTAGTAAAATAAAATTATCATCATTTAAATCATCAAGAGATTTTTTAAATAAACTTACAGAGATTTTAAGTCTATCTGCACCAGGTGCTCCATAGTTATTAAAACCTTGAGAATTGTCATTTAAAGATTCATCGGTATTTGAATTTACAATCTCCTCAGAAACAAAGAGACCAATCCTATAACTGGGAGTATTTGAATATTGATCTAAAACTAAAGATTCTTTATTTACATTTACAAAATAACCACGAATAAAATAAATTCCATTCTCTATTTGAAATACTGATCCAGTAGCAGTTGAATTTGCTGGTATAGTATTTGCAAATGGAGTTCCAGCTGGAATAATAGCATTTCCTAGTAACCCAGAACTTAAAGACTGATTACAAGTTAAAGATTCCCCATCAGTAAATGTTTGAGTATTATTATCAGTTCTAGCAGAACCTTGATATGCAATATATAAAGTTAAATTTCCTCTCTCGGAATCTGCAGCTGGGAGAACACTATCAACAACAGCAGTAACACCAGAAATCTGACCAGTGATAGTTGCTCCTACTAATTGATCTGCATATGCTTCAACAGGAACTCCTTGAAAGGTATTTGCTAGTTGTACGCAGTAATACAACCGCGAATATCCAGTGTTACCAGGAATTACCTTTGCACCTTCTTTAAAAAAGTGCTGCCCAAATTTTTCTACTTGATTCTGAAGAATTGACTGTAGAGTTGTTAATTCTCTTGCCTGAACTGGATATCCAGGTTTAAAAAGAACCTTTTGGTAATCGTTCGTCGCATCAAAATCGTCAAAATATGGTGCTACGTTGAGGTTGGTCTGCTGTGGCATGATTCTTTAGAATTGCAAGATAACTTTTATGTCTTCTTTTTGGTTTGACGATCTTGTAATCGAAGGTCTATTATCTACGTATATAATATTGCCAGAATGCTGTTTTACTTCTGGGGACGCAACACCTGTAGTGAAATCCATTCCAAGATAATATACACGATTATTTATCGTCGTTTTGTTATCGCTAAATGTACTATCAATACTCAAAGGAAGTCCTGTTGTGGGAGTAATTGCCAGTGATCCAGTTCCACTTGGACTTCCAGTAAAATCTTGTAACTGATAACCATATGTTGGGTTAGTAACTCCAATTCCAGTGGATGTGAATCCAGCCACAGTTCTATCTTGCCAAAGTTTTAAAACTCCAGTATTCTGATCATAATTTACGACCCTGCCAACTGCTGTAACTCCTGTTCCGACTGACTGAACAACAAATGAATCGGCAGTAAAAGTTGCCTCACTAAATCCAACACCTGTTAATTTTAAAGCGGTAACTGCACTTACTTTGTCTGCTGTTAATATTGATCCTCCAGCTGGGGAAAGTGGATTTTCTACAACACCAATTCTTGCAAATTGATTACCAGTAATAAAGTCTGGATTCTCATTATCACTCTCAATTCTTGAATACATTAGTACACTATATGCACCAAGTTCTCTATAAATGTCAGCACCATGCCCACCTTGTGGGGTTATAATTACTTCAAATGTCGGTCTAGTCGTTCCTGCTGGAATTCCAGCAGATTCAAAATCAAGTGTTCCAAAAGTATATCCAGATCCCTGAGCAGATACAGAAACTTCGTCAATTTTTGAATCTCCATCAATGGTAACAGTACATTGTGCTCCTGTACCATCACCACGAATAGGGACCCCAGTATATGTTGTATTTGCTGTTCCTAATCCAACACCACGATTAGTTACTGTTACAATTTTAATAGAACCATCTACAGCATTTTCTCTGACTAAAGAAGTGTCATTACTAGTACTCCAGTCCGTAGGAACTGGCATAAAATCTGTAGAATCAAATTTTATAATATCTGCTGGTTTGATAGTATAAAGATATTTCCAAATGTATCCATCACCGCTAGTTCCAGCCGCCTTTGGTTCTAAATCAGTAAAAGTTGGTTCATCCAGAGATGGTCTACCGAGAGTATTTTCTGGATTTGTTCCGTTTTGCAGGCAAATGTAAACTCTGTAATCACTGTTTAAAACATAAAAATTTGAGTTATAAAGATTAGTAGATCCAGAAACAGGAGCTGTGTTTGATCTACTATAATTATGACGATACATGTCAAATGTAGTTCCAGAAGACCAAAATCTTTTTGGAACCACTTGTCTAACATCAGTGGAATTAATTCTTTTCAAAGCAATCATTGTATTCCAATAATCATTCTCCTCATCAAAATTATCTTTTGGTGAAGGAGGATTATCATTCCATGTAGAGGAATAGTCTGTCGGATTTGGGAGTCCGACAAAAGAATAATAGGAATTACTGGCATTAGCAATTCCTGCGACAAAATTTTTCGCATTTAATATTCTTACTTGATCAGTTATGATAGCAGCCATTTTGACAGACTTTTTGTTTATTTATCCAGCAAAAATTGTAGTTCTTCTAGGATAGGTTAATCCTGTTGTTCTACGTTCCCCAATCTCTTCTTCAATTACACCACTTGAAGGTCTGGGAGTTTCGCATAAAATATATTTATTAGGACTATTTTCCTGACTAGTGCCATCAAAACTAGTACCTGCACCTCCTAAAGCATGGACATATAGAGTTCCTCCCATTGATGAATCTGTGGAAGATGCATAATAATAAGTACCAGCATCTCCAGAAGTTGTTAGCCATCTAAGTCGATTATCATTAGATGGTATACTTCCAGCACCATTAGTAACTGATCCTTGATTTTCTACTCCAGATTTTTGATTTCCAGTTCCAGTTCCTGGTGCAGTTTTAATATAGCATGGTGTTTTAGCCAGACCATTTGTTGAATCATTTCTGGCATAAACTACAATTTGTCCATACATCGTGGTAGGATGATTTGCACAAACGTAATAAAATGTACCAGCAGCATTAATAGGAGCCCAGTAAATATCTGATGCACTCGTAGACGGTCCAATATCTGTCCCGAAATCGGAGGGACTATAATACTCAACACCTGATACTGCATCAGCAGTTCCGGCGCTGTTTGTAGTTTTAATAATTAGTGGATGTGATGAATAGTGATCACTATTATCAATAGTTAAATCATCTCCTTGACACAAATATATTGTTGGCAAATAACCCGTTTCTGGATTAAATGACTGGAAGTGTCTGTCCCAATGTTGAGCAAGAATATTTCCTGCCCCTGTAAATTTATATCCCGATGAACTGCTTGCAGTAGTTACTTTTATTCTGGTAGCAATTGGTTGGAATGTAAAAAATAACCTATCTCCTTCATATATGTTTATGTCTCTATTGTTGATAAACATCCCATTAGGTCCGCTTCCTGCAAGATTTCCTGTTGGTGGTGAAGTATTAATAAAACTGTCAGGTAAAGCATTACCCCAATGTGCCCTATCCGAGGCAAGGTTTCCACTACCTGACCAGGAGTCTTGTTCTCCTATAGCATAAGCAGTGCTATTTGAACTCAAATCTGGGAACAATGGAATTCTAACATTCATCCCAATATTTAAATCACTCCATGTAACATTTGCATTAAAGGTCATATCAGAAGACTTTGAGTGATCTTTAATGTATCGTAAAGCATCTTTTTGTGTAAATCTTCTTTTGTTAGTAGCAGCAAGAGCAAGAATACCTGCTACTTGAGGTGATGCCATACTAGTTCCACTAATAGCAGAATAGTAATTATTTCCCCCATATTTTGAATCAGCTGTTCCAGCATTACTATAACATGAGACAATATTTTCTCCGGGAGCAAATACATCAATACCAGGACCTTTGTTTGTAAACTCCGATCTGTAAAAATTTTTATGTTGACTGAGAGCGCCAACTGTTATGCAAGATGATGAAGGGGAAGATCCTCTATTCAGATAATGTGTGGCATCTGCATCTGACCAGTTAGGGTTCGGTATTGGAAATCCATAACCAAGATTAGTTGCCTCCATTGTAATAGTATCATCCCATTCATTATCTGTTGGTTTAACTTGCCATTGATTGGAGTTTCCAGCAGCTCCAATCATTACGATTCCATCATTAATACAATCCTCAACATCTGCTGCTACAGATGCAACATAAGTAGCAAAGGGAGCATCACTATCCATATCAGGATTTAATCCAAAATCCAACTGCAATCCTTTTATGTTCCATCCGTTGGGATTTGGATTACTTGAACTATAAGTTACTCCAGATGAATTAAATTTTTTAGAATATATTGACTTAATACCCGAAATTCCATAAACATCATGTGTAGAAAAGTAACCGTAACTGTGGTTGGTTATAGTTGGATTTCTTCTACCAGTTGTGCCATTAATTGCCTTATTTTTATGAAACGCTCTCAATAAATCATATGCATAAGTTAAACTTGTATATGTACTTTGAGCGTTATTATCGAAAACACACATGCTATAGATATTTGCTTCATTTGCCCATCCATAAGTTTTACCTGCTATCGTTCCTCCAACATGAGTTCCGTGATATTTTGGATTATTGGAATTTGATGGATATGTATATGTGCCTGCGCTTATTCCTGAAACATATGAGTGCAATTCATTGTACCATTGGTATTGCACAAATCTTGAACTGCTTGTTGTTGGGCTATCCCATTCATCCATATCATGAGATGCCCCATCATCAACAATGACAACATCTACATGTTTTCCTGCATTATATACTGTTAAATTTTCTTCTGCAAAAGTAACTCCATCAGTACCAAAAGTTCCTTTATTTCTTTGAGAATCTGTGCCTGCACAATGAATCATCCCCCATTGACGATCAGTAGCAGCATATGTTCCATTCTTACGGAATCTACCGTTGCTAATAGTGTACGATTGATTATTTACATAAGATAGTGGTCTTAGTTCCAATCCCCTTTCTTCTGGAGTAAGTTCACATGCAATGACTCTAGGATCATTTGCAACCTGCTCTGCTTCCTCTGCAGTGAGTTTATAATGAGTGTTACGACTAATTGGTCTCTTATTAACTAATTCAACCTCTCTATCGGGAATATAAAGATTCCCACCAGGAGTTTCCATATCATCGTAAAGGTTATCAAGGTCTTCGTGAGACTTGCAAGTTACGATGTACTCTCTCATTTTTTACTCCAGGGGTAAGTAGGTAAGGGTGACAGTTATTGCTTGTGTGCTACCACTTTTATTTACAACTTTAGCGTAGACATTTGTTGATGGAGTGCCATCATTATTAAAACCAATTGTACCTGGCGTAATCAATGAGGTTGTTCCTGAAGCATGAATAACTTCAGCAACAACTCCAGATCCAGGTAATGGATCAGTTGTTTCTACTCTACTGGCATCTGAAGATCTACTTGAAGTATCCGTGTAAAGTGTTACCCAAGCAGCAGCACTTGT